GTGGGTAACAATTTGCACCAAACGAAACGACCACATCATAAGATGACAGGATCGGTAAAAGATCTAATTGACCGGTGTCGTTTTGTATCCCCTCCCATTTGAGCGTTGATGCGTTCGACCCTTGCCAGTCAATCCCATAAGGTGGATCGGTTATCAGGCAGCCAGCTTTCACACCATCCATCAAACGTGCCACATCCGCCGCCTTCGTCGAGTCGCCACAAAGCACCCGGTGTTCACCAAGAATCCACAGATCGCCAGCCCTGGTGATCGGGTCAACGGGTGGTTCCGGAATCTCATCTTCAACGATCTCTTTATCCGCCCCAAGCAACTCGCTCCCCAACCCCTCCACCAACGCATCAATCTCGCCATCAGTATACCCCGCCGCCGTGGTATCGAACTCCTCCGATTGCAACGCCCGCAAGGTCTCAGCCAGCGCCGTGGTATCCCACTCGGCCAGTTCTGCCGTCCGGTTGTCAGCGATAGCGTAAGCGGTGGCAGCCGATCCAGTGAGCGACGATTCGACCACCTTGATATCGCTCCACCCTAGTTTGACTGCGGCCATGTAGCGACCGTTGCCCGATAGGATGATGCCCTTGGAGTCGATCACAATCGGGTGTTGCTGCCCAAACTTGCGTAGGCTGGCAACGATCGCGTCAATGTTCCGCTCCCCGTGCTTTCGCAGGTTCGCAGGGTCTTGAGATATCGAACCGATGGCAACTGTCTTGATCTTCATGCGTGTCTCCGTAAGTAACCAACGCAACTATCTTACCACCGATCACACCGAAATCACACACCACCTGCCACGGCCACGCGTGACATCATGAACTCGTGATACTTGGCAATCGCGAACGCCGATCGTTTGTCCGTTGCTCCCCTGAGCAGGTAGAGTGGATCACCCTTTTTACCGGACGGCCCGTAGATTGACTCTAAGCCAGCTCTCAGTGTCGCGTCAGTGAGTTTACCACCGGCGGTGATCCATTGACCGTAATCACGCCGAGTGTAGACGGTGAGCGGTATTTGCTCGTACTCGGCTGTAACTTTCACCATGCCGATAAACTGGCTGGTAGCATCCGATGACTTCCCGAATTGATAAGAAATAAAATCTTCAATCGCAATCTCGCAGTGCCTAGCCCATCCGGATCGCAACGTTCGGCGAAGTTCGTCGTTACAGATTTTGTCAGCCGACATGATATTTGGCAATTTGATATTGGCCGTGCCAACGATCGGTCCGATAATGCAGATTCCAGAATGCGTGCTGCCGGGGTCGATGCCGATGATTGTCATGCGTCTGACTCCTCTACTCGACTGATTTCCCAATCGAGATATTGCCGTGCCTTTTTGAGATCCTGCAACTCGCACCCTTTGTACGGTGCCCGTATGACATATTTGAGGATGTTGCCACGATAAAAAGTCTCGTAAGCGCAAATCTCGATTGGTTCGATGCCGCTCGGATGGCTGGTGTAATGTTTCGGGTGTTTGATCGGGTCGTGTTGCGATTTCGCCTCTCGCATTCGTTCAAGATGGTCGTCAATCTCAGCCCCAAACGCTGACGAGAGTGCTTGCAAGTGTGGTGTCATGCTATCGGCCTCCAGTGTGTGACAATCCAGTCCTGTGGTTCCAGCTCAGCCTTGTCGAAGACTATGCATTGCTTGTCCGTGTCCCAATACGGTTCGACAACTTTCGACCAGCACCAGTCGCTATATTTTTCCGGCTCCGCATCACGGGTGGCCAGGAACTCAAAACCTTCGGTAGTCCTGATCACGATCAATTGGAAAGGCGGCGGCAGTTTATCGGGCGAGCCGTCCAGGGTGATCCATGCGTGCATTAAATCAGCCTCCAGTGTGTGGGTGAACTAGCTTTCGGCGAACCGCTGATTTGAAAAGTCTGGACCGGCTTGTCCCAGCGCATGTTCGCGGATTCGACCCAAACGGGCTCCCATTTATTGTTGACAGTACGCAGCCCGAACCACTCATTACCCGTATACTTGCGGATAATCACGACCGTGCAAACTTCAGGCAGTGTGGCCGGATCGTCAGTAATTTCGATCCACACCGGCGTCATCAGGTTGTAAACGGCCAGTGCCGCAGCCTTGGCCTCGCCATGCTCTAGGCTGGCGATAAAATCATGCGGTGTCATTTGTTGGCTCCTTCCAGAGCATGCGTGACCTCGTTAGCTTGAATCTTGATGATCATGGCAAGTAGTAGAGTCGTGGGAATCGTGATGCGTTCCCGTTTGTTTTCCAGTTGCATAGTTGCAATACGTTTCCAATCGCCAACGACTTGCGGCGTTAGTAGTTCTTTCTCAAGCGGTGTCATCTTCCTCGCCTCCACTCTTGCCATGTGTCCATCGATTCGGAATAGCAGCACCTTGCCACGATTAGCAGCATCAGGCCCGTAAATGGCAGCAAGAGCATCTCGAATATTCCAGTCATGCTGTGCATCGGATCGATGCCTCCTGTAACGGTGAAAAGTCTGCCAATTGCGGATCAAGATGGCACATCCACTTGAGATCGCGTGCGAACTGCAATAGGTCGGCATCGTTCGGCTTGTCTAAAACAAACCACGCCAGATTGCCGCGGCGGGTGAAAAGTATTTCGGTCCGTTGTGAGCGGGGGTCCAGATAGGCTGAAAAACGCTCGTAGCCGATCCTTTTGTCGAGTACCGTTTGCAACGCTTCCCTCAGCGCAACAAGCGTCTCACCGCGAAAGTGTCGATCATTTTCCAGCGCAAAAAGGCTGATTAATGGATTGTCGATAGTATTTTGTCCCTCACATCTAGTTCGAGTGTGTCCACCGCGTCTGGGTCGTTCAGGACCGCGTCCTCACCGTATCTCGCAATCGCAGCCGCGTCATATGCCGCCGCCGCTTCCTTGGCTGTGTAGTAGCCGTACCGATGATTCCCGTTGCCGACATGGACGGCGAAGGATCGGTGCGACCTGCAATAACTGATGCCGATCGTCCCGCCGCTTCTGATCTTGTGCTGCTGGTGATGCTCAATGATCGTCCCTAGCCGCCTGATCAGTTCACCGCTGCCTGGCACCTCGGCATCAAGGTCGCGATCGTCTGGGAAGTTGCTGTCAGGGTTCTCCCGTTTGTGCTGACAAACGATCGCGATACGTTGGTTCGTCGCGCTGGTGAGGGTCATGATTGCCTTAGATTGTTGCGGGTGATCAGTCAGTGGCTAGAAGCTGTCCGCTCGCTGACAATGTCTGCAAGCTGGCTTTTTATTGAACTGACAGTCGAGGCGTCGGAAACTATCTTGGTAGCCGAGTCGTACTTTGGATTGAATACTTTGCCTGCTTTTGCAAACAACTCAATCTTACCTTCGGATGAAGTTGCGCTTAATCGTCCCGCGAAAATTGCGCTCTCAAAAGCGTACATCATTGGCGTATAACCCTGGGTTTCGTGGTTTGCTAGGTCTCGAAGTTTTTTCAGCATTGTTGTCGCGTGCTTTGGCATTAATGCCATTTGCAATACTAGAGCGGCCCTGACTGTCGTACTTGTCACGATCTTGACTTTTTTAATTTTCTGAGAAAACAACGCATCCATCTCTCCCCGAAAGAGATTCACAAAGTCTTTGACGTAACTCTCGGTATGAAATCTTTTTTCGGCCTCGTGAATCCTAAGAAGTAAATGGGCAATTGATACGTGCTGCAATCTTTCTTCGAGAGAGTCCGCAGTGGACCTTTTTGAGTGCTTGTCAACAATTTCGAAAACCTTGTCATCGAGGCCCTCAGAGACCATCACTTGAATCGTGCACCCAGACTTAATAACCGCAAGAAGTCGGTGCTGAAGGTCAAGCCCGCGACCTGACTTGGAGAAAGCGATACCTTGGTGGGCCAAAAGCCACTCACCTTCCTGCATTTGCTTGGCATATCTCTGAACCACATCTGGCCTGATCGTCCTGTTTTTGTAATTGGCCGCAAGTAAGGCTCTGGCCTCGTCAGGGCCAATTTCAAGAATCCGTGTGCGAATTTGGGTTTCCACAACGCGAGGCCGAATCCCGGCATTCAGCAGAAGGTCATCGACAACCGATTCAGGGTTGTCAAAAATCAGGCGTGACCCTGCCTCAGCCCGAATCAACTGTGAAGTGATCGGAGCTGCGAAACCATTGTCTCGCAACTGATCCATGATCCTGGCAGCTCGGCCGTAGCCGATCCTGTATCGCCTTTGCAGGTACGATGTCGAAAGCCCTCTGAGTTTAAGAGTCTGGATGGACTCCTCGTAAATCGCCTTATCGGTGAACTGTAGTACAGATGAAATGACGCTCATTGTTGAACCTTGCCTTGTTACTTAGTTACCGCAATCCTCTGCTTCCGCTCCCACACTTCCCGCCGATCGACAATGACCGCCGGTGGAGCCGTGAAGCCTAACTTGACCGCACCGTCCCGAGCCTCAGCCACGACGACCGTGACCATGTATCCGTTGATTGTGATGATGATCTCTTCGTTGACGGATCTTTTCAGGACTAGCATCGTTGCAACCTCCATGTTGAGTGAGTGCCGGTGGTGTATGAAGCCACCGGCGCGAGTGTGATTGGTCAACTCCCCTTTAGCCCAAGTGATCTTGCCCGGCTGGTGCCGGAGAAACAGGATCGGAATCAACTAATCAGGAGTCAGTCAGCACTGGTTATCGGCCAGCCTGACAAGCCGCTGGTGGGAATCGAACCCACCCGGGGAAATAGACCCCCTTGACCCACTGACGGCGGCTAACGGGACTGATCTTATGTCAGTTGCTCAGGGTGGGCTGTCCAGTGCCGACCTGCCTGGGACTCTTCCACCAAAAACTCGTTCCCATCCTTGTCAGAACCGAGCGAAACGATGCGGTCGTAAGGGTGGTGGTTCATTGCCGCTACGATCGCAGCTGGGTCAGCGTCAGGATCGGCAGCCAGGTTGCGAGCCAGTGCCCGTTCGGTTTCCTTTCGTGCATAGTCGATGGCGAACTTGTACTTGCCAGCACGTTCGGGCATCATGCTGATCAGGGTGATTTCGGCCAGGTTGAATCTCAATTCGCGTGCGGCCAGAAATGTTTCGGCGGCGGTAAACAGTGGTGCCGTCATTGTTGCGGTGGTCATGATTGCACCTCAAGGTGAGCAATGTAATCAGTGACATCACTATGCATCCCGTAGGCAATCCAAGACTGAATTGTCCTTTTCGCTCCTGCCCACTGATCAATTTGGCTTGTCGTTCCAGCGGGTTGTGCGACAGGAGTCACTACGGCTGGCAGGACTAATGCCGCTCGCAACTCCGCAATCTCTTTCCGTTCAGCCTCCAACTTAGCTTTTTCAGCCTCCTGTTGAGCTGCAATCTCTTTCCGTTCAGCCTCCAACTTAGCTTTTTCAGCCTCCTGTTGAGCTGCAATCTCTTTCCGTTCAGCCTCCAACTTAGCTTTTTCAGCCGCATTTTTGGCTGCGATTTCTTTTTGTCTCTCGGCTTCAGCAATTCGAGCAATTGCCGCCTCCCGAGCGTCTTCGAGCGACTTAAGTATAATGGCTGATCTGATTTCGGCTTGTTGGCCAAACTCTTCCCAATGACAATTCATCAGCGTGTTTAGCTGGGCGATCTTGGCATCAAGTTCAGAGGGCGTGTCGAGGATAAACGCGGAAATCCCGCTTAGGCGAAGGAGCCTAGCTTGATGTGCAGCCTTGCGTGCCTCGTCAGCCGCTTCCCACTCATCAAGCGGTTTGCGAATAGAATCGCGCAGTTCATCCAAAGTGTCGCGAATATACTTGCGTTCTGCATCCACCGCTGCCGCCTGTTGCTTGATCTCCGCGACCAATTGTTTACCCAGACCGTCAAGATATGTTTTCGAGCGAGCCACCTTGTAAGCGGTTCCGGCTATCGACGTTCTACCCTTCAAAGTACTTACATCGTGCTCCACTGAGTGGGCTTGACAGCCGATGTCGTCTAGGATCGCATTGATCTTGTGACGATTCGAATAGAATTCGACCGGATTTATCATTCCAGGCACCACGAGCATCGTGCTCGCCTGTGGTATCGCCTCTGCTACTGCTGATTCAGTGTTCAACTTACTTACCTTTCAAATATAGTGGTGTGGTGAAAAATCCCAGGCTGGCTGCGTATGACCAGCCTGGGCAACCGTCCGTGGGGTCAGAATGGGATATCGCCGGTGCCATCGTCTGACTGGTCAACCGCGTGGCCGTTGTTGCGAGTGGCATCAAAATGAGTTCGCATGATCCGATCGGAATCAGTTTCAACGGGTGTCGCGATTCCGCCTGGGCGAACCTGCATTCTGCCCCGTAGGTGGGCAGCAACTTCGATCGTCGCTGGCATGTCGCAAACCGGATTAAATCCTGATGTGCCGCCGAAACTTTCGCCGTCAGCGAGTTTCATAAATGCGACCAGGTACAGTGACACGCCGAAATTCTTAGTCACCCTGTAAGTCGCCGGTGTCACCAGCAGTTGACCGATGCACCCGCCGTAAATTGCGTTGTGATCCGTAATTGGTCTACCGTTGCGGTCAATCACGTTTGGCGGGAATGCCGAACCGGTGCTGGCGGATATCACCCAACAGCCAGCCTCAGGGTGATTGGTTTTAAGCACCCCTTCTTTATCGAGCAACTTGTCCCCATCTTTGATAGCACAGTTCGAGTGGGTGGACAGTTTGCGATACGATGGGCCGAAAGCCTTTTCGCTGATGGATTGCATTTCAGCGGCCAGCTCTTCAAACATGTCCACTTTGGGCACCAAGATGGTGGCCTGGTAAAACAGTTTGTTGTTTTTGTACTCGTTCACCCGTGGTTCAAACAGGTGTGGATAGCTCAGAACCCCTTGTGGAGTCCATGTTTTCTTGCCGTAAATTGATTCGGTTTTGGTTGCAGTGCTCATTGTTTGGATCCGTTTGTGTCGTTTGTGATCTGTTTGGAACGGTTGAAAACACGCCACGGCCAGCAAGCGAACGGCTGGCCGTGGCTCGCGGTGCTACACCAATGACGGTGTTTGGTTGGCGATTGCTTGTTTGCACAGGGCAATCGCGTGATTAATAATGTGCTCGGGCACGCCCTTCAGTTCCTCCTGAATGAATCCTTCGGATTCGAGGTCATCAAGCCTGCCTTCGAGCCATTCGACGTTCCGGCCAGCAGACGCTGTCTTAATCAGTGTCTGGACCCAGTGGCAGTTGACGCGGCATCGACCGTGTTGATCAGTCTTAGCCTTCGCACGTTTTTCGATCTCATCTTCAAGATGTATAAACCTGCCGATTCGGCTGTTCAATTCGTCCAAAACCGTGTCAGTATCGTCAATTAGTTCAATGCTCACTTGGCACCTCCCAGCATGTCTTCAGCGGCTTCAACCTCGGATCGGAGCACGCCAATATCACAAGCAGTCATTGCCTCGCCATCAGGCAGCGACAATGGGATGTGTGCCGCCCAAGTCAGCGTGGTGAGCTGGTTCTTCAGGCGGATGATTGTTTCTGCCTGGCGGATCACTAGGTTGCTCAGTCGGTTGGTTTCCAGATTGACAATTTTCAATCGGTACTCCAGCGTGTGCACAAGGTCTGCCTGGCGGATCACAAGTCGATTCATTCGGTCGGCAGGGTGGTCGATTGCGGTACTCATCTCGTCACCTCCGTCAACCGACTTCGCAGCCGTGCGATGGTGACGGCGGCGTGCGATATGTTG